GTTGCACCACACAGGGATAGGATGCCAGCTCTATATCACATACAAAGAGTTTGCTACGCCGGCAGACTTGGCGTGGGCCAGAGAGCAGTTTGCTAGGTTAAGCCACATTGAGATTTTGGACTATATCGAGCGCAACTCGTTTGGCGGCGGCTGCTTCCTGGAAGCGTGCGACCACGTTAAAGAGCCTGTTATCTGCCCGCTAGTGTCTACCACTGAGATCATGCACGATGGCTGGCTTGCAAAGCTATATGACGCGTTTCGTTATCCCAGAGTTGGGCTTGTAGGCTGCACGGGCTCCAAAGAAGCGACGTGGCACATTAGGGACACGGCGATCCTGATCAGCCGCGAGTTTTACCAGAGTGTGTTGAAACAGTTCGACTTCAAACTCTCTAAGCTGGGCTATCTAGATTTCGAGCACGGCCCCGACAATCTGACGCAGCAGGTAATACGCGACGGCCATGCCGTTCTTGTAGTCGAGAAACATCGCGTCATACTGCCCGGGGATTGGAACCACACGACGTACCGCGGCAATCTGGAGAACGTTCTCGTTCACGATCGCGGCGCACGCGACTTTCAGGACCTTTGATGCAAGTAGATATTTGGTCAATTAACCACGTCAAGGACCACAAGCCAACTGGCGTGTACAGTGGCATGACGCGTGAGTTTGTCATAGGGCGCGATGATGTTGATCCTCTCCCCAAAAGCTACTGCGACATGGGGGCACCATACACCGCTTGGAAGTACATGGCCGTGCCGCCTATCATCGGCTTCCACGGCTACCGCAAACATATAGTCTTTGATGCGCGCGTGCCCCTAGGATGGTATGAGGCCACCCTACCCAGCTTCCAGGCTTACCAAAGCTGGCTTGCCCAGCAACGTAGCTCCTTCTTCACCAAGTTGCTCTCCACCGCTGACGTACTCACCGTGACGCCGTTCAACTGCTCATACAACCACGGTATGGCAAAGGACTATTGCATATCGCGGTCAGAAGAAGACTGGAATGCGCTTCAAAGTGTTATGGAGAAGCACGGCGACTTCAACTTTGATACGCCGTTTATTCGCCCCATGCACTTCGTTTGCCGCGACCATGTATTTCTTCGTTGGATGCGGTTCTGGGATAAGGTGCGCAAAGAACTTGAGCCGCTAGTGCTATCTAAAGACGCCGTGACGCCAGAGTACCCGCAGCGCGCTATGGCGTTCTTGTCGGAGCGTATCTGGTCGCTTTGGCTTGACAGCACCGGTCTTCTCGTGCAGGAATTTCCCCTACTAATTTCATGGGACTCCCAATGACCCACACATGCCGCGGATGCAAAGCCCCGCTGTCTCACGTCTTCGCCGATCTCGGCCGGTCCCCCCTCAGCAACGCGTTCAAGACAGAAGATGAGCTGGCACATGGAGAGACCACGTTCCCGTTGAAAGTGTACGTGTGCGACAAATGCTGGCTGGTACAGCTACCTGAGTTTGTGTCACCCGATACGATCTTCACTGACTACGCCTACTTCTCTTCTGTGAGCCCGACGTGGGTAGAGCACGCGAAGACCTACGCTGATGAAATGATGGAGCGGTTCAAGCTGGGTAGTGATTCACTTGTGGTCGAGGTGGCAAGCAACGACGGCTATCTCCTGCAACATTTCGTTGGCCGTACAAAGGTTCAGGGGATCGAGCCTGCGGCCAATGTTGCGGTGAAAGCCTTAGCGAAGGGCGTACCAACTTTGGTCAAGTTTTTTGGCGCCGATACCGCGCACCGGATCGTCAAGTACGGCGCCGGCCGCGCGGACCTGATCCACGCTTGCAATGTGCTGGCACACGTTCCGGATATCCACGACTTCGTTGAGGGCTTCAAGGTGCTTCTGGCGACCCGCGGCACAATCACATTCGAGTTCCCGCACCTCACCAACCTGATCAAATACTCCCAGATCGACACCATCTACCACGAGCATTTTTCGTACTTGTCGCTGGCGGCTCTCTTGCCTATTTTTGAGGCCCACGGTCTGATGATGTACGACGTTGAGCATCTACCAACACACGGCGGTTCTCTGCGTTTGTTTGTTGGTCACGCGGAATATCACCATGCGCCCACCATGCGGCTTGTTGCTACGTTGGCTGTTGAGGAAGCCGCAGGTATTAAAAAGCTGGAGACATATACCGGCTTCGCGAAAGAGGCGGTCCAGATTAAGCTGGCCCTCCTTGAGTTCTTGATCGAGAACGATGGATTGGTGGTTGGGTTCGGTGCCCCGGCCAAGGCGACCACGTTGCTGAATTACTGCGGGGTCGGCCCGGAGCTACTGCCATTCACGGTGGAGGACAGCCCGGCGAAAATCAACAAGTTCATCCCCGGCGTGCAGATACCGATTTTGCCAGTGCATGCACTGATCGACGTCAACCCGGGGGCAATCCTTATTTTCCCGTGGAACTTGAGAGCCCCTATCGCGAAGAAGCTGCGCGATATGAAGTACATGGGAAAATTCGTCACCGCGATCCCGACGCTGTACGTTTTCGATTAAGCATTCGGTTACTCTTGGCTGTTTAGATTATGCGGAGATTAGGGCGACCTATTCGCCGCATCCAGGAGTTTACAATGGCCGACAAATCCAAGTCTTTTAAGGGTGGCGATGCTGGCGCCGAGGCCACCGAAAAGTCCCATGACGTGACCTTTGCCAAAGGCGGGGACACGAAAATGTTCGGCGAGCAGGAAGCTGGCTCACGAACCGCCGGGGATAAATCCCCGTCCACGGGCAAGCCCGACGATCGCGGTCCTGGCGAGAAGTTCGCCGCCGGTGGCAAGGGCAAAATGTTCGGCTTCTCGGGTTCCCTGCCGGCTCGCGACGGCATTACCAGCGCCCGCTAAGGGGGTCACATGGCAGGCTTTAAGTCAGGTGGCAAAGGGGGTGCCGCTATTCCGGGGCCGTCCATCCCACGTACTTCGTTTGTGCTAGGGTCCCGGCCACCCGGCATCCGGGCGCCAAGCATCAAGCCCATGGCGGCCTCTACGCGCCAGTATGGGAAGGCAGATACTGTGCCAGCGCCGAACCTCGGCGGTTCTAACTTTGGGAACACTGGCCAAACTGATATGTCATAAAGGGCTAATCATGTTCAAGAAACAGATGGCCGGCGGGCCGGGTACGCAGAAGGTTAAGAACGCAGGCAAAGGCTCGCAGCAAGCCCCCATGCCTAATCGCCAAGCGATTACGCAGATGACGCAGAACCCGGCCGCGACTTCCATCAACGACTATTCCAAAGCAACGCCAATGGCTTCCCCCCAGCCGGCGCCGCCGTCCCCAGTTCCTCCTGGTGGCAGCGGTCTTGGCACAGGGAACTGGCCCGGCATCGGAGGCTAAATGGCTGCCCTGTCCCCGCTGGGCGAGCGTGCACTTCGGCTGCGAAATGCCTCCCCCCAAGCCTTTGAAGAGTTCCTCAGAGAACTGGCTATCTACAAAGACGAACTTACCGCGACGGTAACAACCGCGCCGGTGGGCGAAGTCCTCGTTGCACAGGGCCGCGCGCAGTCGATCATCGCGATCGAACGAGTTCTTAAGGAATGTAACTTACCCCGACCTGAGAAGCCCACGCCGCCAGTGCCGCGTGCGCAAGGAGAAGCGCCATGAGTAACGTAGACGTGACCCGAGACGCCCCCAACCGTATGGTTGCCCCCGCCGATGAAAGTGTTAAAATCCCCGACAGCGTAAAGCGCGCTGCGGCTCTTGCCGAAAGCTTTTACAAGGACGCTCCCGCCCCGGCGGCTGATGCTCCTGCTGCACCTGCGCAAGTCGATGCTGCTGCACCTGCGCAAGTCGATACTGCTGACGCTCCCGTGCCGCCGCCTGCCCCCGCTCCCACGCCGCCCGCTCCTGTAGTTAACGATCCCGTGTCGCCCGAGCAGTGGGAGCACCGCTATAATTCGATGAAGGGGCGCTATGACCAGTCACAGCAAACGATCGGCTCTCTCCAGGAGCAAATGTCGGAGTTGGGCAATGAGCTGATCCGGACCCAGTCCCTTCTGCCGAATGCCCAGCAACGCCAGTTGGCGCCTAAGAACCAACCTCAGCCGGCAACCAAACTCGTCACTGACGACGATGTCAAGAACTATGGCACCGATTTGATCGATCTCACCAAGCGCGCGGCGATGGAGGCTGTGAGCCCTGAACTGGAGCGGCTCAACAACGAAAATGTTGAGCTTCGTCAAAGGAATGCGCAGGCCGCGCGGGCTTCCCTCTATGACAGTTTGGACAGTTCCGTGCCAACATGGAGAGAAATTAACACTTCTCCGCGCTTCGTGCAGTGGCTTCGTTCACGAGACGTTTACTCTGGTGCTGTACGCCATAATATGTTGAGTGCGGCATTCCAAGCGGCTAACGCCCCTCGGGTTGCTGAGTTCTTTAAGGGCTTCCTCAGAGAGGAAGCAGCCACGGGTAACGTGAACGAGCCAAACCCGCAGTCCGAGCCGCAGGGTAAACCAACGCCTCGACAAGCAGCGGTCAGTTTGGAAAGTCTTGCGGCTCCTGGCAGGGCGAGGCCGGCAACTGGCGATACGCAAGTGCCCGTCGACAAGCCAATTTACACCCACAAACAAGTGGCCGCGTTCTATGTGAACGTCCGAAGGGGTTTCTATAACGGTCGCCCCGAGGTCAAAGACGCAGACGAGGCAATGATTTTCGCGGCTCAACGAGAGGGCCGTATTCGGTAACCGGGGCTCCTCCATCTGAAAAGTGGGGCTAGCCCCACAACAGGTGAGGGTGCTATGGGCATTCCGACAGGCGCATTTCCGGGCGCAACCGCTGGCTCTACGCCGGCGATCTACCCGGTAGGTTCCTCGGGCAATAGCCTCCAGGCGACCGGGTTTATCCCGGAAATCTGGTCTGGCAAGCTTGTGGAGAAGTTCTACGCCAGCACGGTGTTGGCGGCGATCTCCAACACGGACTACGAGGGCGAGATCAAGAACAAGGGTGACCGGGTTAAAATCCGCACGAAGCCCACCGTTACGATCCGCAACTATGACGCAGACGGCTTGCTCGGGCTCGATCGCCCGACTGGCGGAACGGTCGAGTTGTATATCGGCAACGGCAAGTACTTCTCGCTGATCCTCGACGACGTCATGGAAATTCAGAGCGATCTGAACGTGCTCTCCATGTGGTCGGACGATGCAGCGCAGCAGTTGAAGATCGTTGTCGACCAAGACGTGCTCACGGGTATCGTGGGTCAAATGGCTGCCCAGAACCAGGGCTCGGCCGCGGGTGTCATCACCGGCTCGCTGAACCTTGGCGTACAGGGCACGCCGCTGGCCGTCGTTGGCCGCAACCCGGGCGCCGGGCAAGTCGAACTACTCGACGTGCTCATGCGTATGGGTCAGGTCCTCGACGAACAGAATATCCCGGAAGTCGGGCGCTGGGTGGTCATGCCGGCTTGGGCAGGGCGCCAGATCA